TAAGGAAGTTGCTCAAGTTCTGCATACAACTGTTGCTGAATTATTGAATGATTCAGAAGGGAGGGCGAGTTAATGGAGCGGCTTGTAACTGTCAAGGCAATGCAAGAGCGTTACGGTTGCTCCATTCCTACTGCCCGGAAACTTTTGCGGCAAATCACACCGCATATGGAAAATCCTTTGACCACATATGAATGGGCGTTGAGGGAATGGGAAGAAAGCCGGATAGTGATTTCACCGGATGTCAGCAGGGAACGGCGAGAGGAGATACTTCAAAGGGCAAAGGCCGGGACGGTACACGTACCCCGGCACAGATAAGGAGGGAGAGCTAATCATGGTAACGGGATTCAGAACAGAACCGATGCAGGACATTGACACGATGTGGGAATCGGATGCTTCGGCTGAATGGGAACGGCTGAACGAAGACACACCGGAAGAAGAAAAGTACATGGAAGCCGCCTATGACATGAAGCGTGTATGGGAAACGCTTTCTGAAGCGGTTGACCGCCTTGCGGAAGTTGCGGATGGGATCGATGGAACGCCGGGATATGACAGGATTGTATCGCTGATTGACGATCTGGAAGAATACCAGAACGAAGTAATGATTATGAAAAACAACATGGAAAAGGGGCGCATCTGATGACTAACTTCTATTGGGTTCCGGGAGCAAGAAAAATAAAAGGCCAGCGACTCACAATCGCCGACCGGATCAAGCGTTGGTGGAAAAGACGGAACAGAAAGGATGTGATGTACCCTTGGTGGTAATAAAAAAGCTCTGGTAATGGGAAGCACCAGAGCTTGTAAAAGGGTTTGAGAGCTAATCAAACCATCTGTATTCTATCACAACGAAATTCGAAAAACAAGAGGGGAAAAACATGAGCGAACTGCTTAAGGAAATCGAAGAAGAGGAAATCAAACCCGTCCGGGAACGGTTTGAAGTTGACAATGATATGAAAGCGGAATGGTGCTTGGACAAGATCCGCAAGGTTCGGAAGAACCAGAAGCGGCAGATGGAAGAACTTGAGCGGCAGATGCAGTTCTATCTTGACCAGATTGCGAAGGTGGATGCTGAAGCCGATGACGAAGTGAATTTCTTCAAATCCATGCTTGCGCCGTACTTCCAGAGTAGAAAAGAGGAAGGATTCACGAAGGAACTGAAAACCAAGGTTTCTTATAAACTGCCGACCGGGGAATTGATGCTGAAGCACATCAATCCCACCTTCGAGTACAAGAAGGAACAGGATAAGGCAATTGCTTTCTGTAAGGCCAACGATGAACTGAAAAAGTACGTTAAGGTCAAGGAAGAACTTGATTGGAAAGAGTTGAAGCAGATCACCGAGATTTCTGGTAATGGGGTTGCCCTTAAGGAAACAGGAGAGCTTGTACCCGGCATCACGGTGACGGAAAACGAAGATCAGTTTGATGTAGATGTAAAGGAGAGCTAATCATGAAAAAGATTTATTCTGAATTGTCCAGAATCCAGCAGGAGCTGAAAGCTCCAAAGAACTTGTTTAACAAGTTTGGCGGTTATTGGTATCGCAACGCCGAGGGCATTCTTGAAGCTGTAAAGCCGATGTTAAACGGATTGGCTTTGGTTGTAAATGACGAACCTGTACAGATTGGGAATCGCTTTTACATTAAGGCCACGGTTACTCTTACTGATGGTGAGGAAAGCGTTTCTGCCGTTGCCTACGCCAGAGAGGATGAACAGAAAAAGGGCATGGACGGATGCCAGATTACGGGTGCTTGCAGTTCCTACGCCCGGAAATATGCGCTGAATGCTCTGCTTATGATTGATGATTCAAAAGACAGTGATGATGATTCTCTTTCCCCGAAAAACCCGGATAACGCAGAAGATAAAAGTCAGAAAGGTGCTTACAAGGAGCAGGAATTTACCCGGCCTGTAAACAGCAAGGAAGAGGTCAACGCAACTGTTCAGAAGGTGGACAAGGTTCCTGCGGCAGAACCGGAAAACCCAGTGAAGAAATACATTGCGAATGAGATTTCTTTTATGAAGCAGATCTTTGGAATTCCCGGCACAAAGGAAATGAGTGAAAAGTTCATGGCGATGCGTGCCAGCCTTATAAAGGGCAAGGTGATCCCGGATGTGGACAGCGATCATCAGACGATGGAACAGGCCAAAAACATGATTGAAGCGATGTACAAGAACTTCAAGCCGAGCGGAGAGAGATCCGCATGATTGCGAAGTTGAAGCAGATTTTTCCCCTGCGTGGTGGTGAGTGGATGGTTTCATTCACCACCACCACGGATTTCTCCAAAGCGTTTGATGAACTTCTTCCACATGATGTGGACATAGAAATCAAACGCCACAGGCAGAAACGAAGCCTTGATGCCAACGCATACTGCTGGGCGTTAATTGGAGAAATTGCCGCAAAGATGGATTTGCCGAAAAACGAAGTATACAGAAAGGCAATTATGGAAAGCGGCGTGTACCGGGTGGTTCCGATCCCGGATGAGGATGTAGACGGCTGGTGCATGGATTGGTGCAGTTTCGGTCTTGGGTTTCAAGTTGAAACCTTCAAGAGCGTTGATGAAGGATTAACCAACGTGATTTTTTACAAGGGTTCTTCCTTCTATGACACAAAGGAAATGGCACGGCTGATTGACGGAATAATCCACGAAGCAGAGGGGTTGGGGATTCCTACAATCACTCCTGCGGAAGAAGCAAAAATGTTGGAAAAATGGGGGAAAAAATGAGCAAGTCAATCATGCAGGATGAAAGAAAATGTTTCATTACCGGGTGTGAAACAGAACTTGATCGGCATCATTGTTTTCACGGAATCCGAAGGAAAGCGGCAGAAAAGTATGGGTGCTGGATTTGGCTTCGCAGGGATCTACACCGGGAACTGCATGACAGTAACAAAGAACTTGACCGAATGATTGAAAGGGCGTGTCAAGAACGCTTTGAGGAAATCTACAGCCACGAAGAATTTATGGAGATATTCGGGAAAAGCTATTTATGAAAGGAGCAGAACCATGACACAGCATGAGCGCATATTGCAGTATATGGACGATTTCGGAAGCATCTCTCCAATGGAAGCGTTCCGGGATTTGGGTATAACGAAACTGGCAACCAGAATCAGCGAAATGATCCGTAAAGGTACACGCATAGAAAAGAAGATGGAATCCGCAAAGAACCGTTATGGTGAGTCGGTCAGCTTCATGCGGTACAAGAAGGCGGTGTAACTGATGCAGGAATGGTTCAAGGCTCGGAATATTTGGGGTGCGGCGATTCTTGCCCTTTCCGATGCCGAAGCAGGGCGGTTAGCGAAAGCGTTATGGCAATACACTATGACGGGTGAGCTAACCGAACTCTCCGGAGCAGAAAAGGGGATATTCGCTTTAATCCTAATGACGCTGAGCCAAGACGAAGCGAACAACGCAGAATTATCAAAGAAGCGTGCGTTGGCTGGTTCCATAGGCGGCAAGCAAAAGGTAGCAAATCAAGCAAGTGCTAATTTTGCTACAGAAGAAGAAGCAAACCAAGCAAATGCTTCTAATAAGAATAAGAATAAAGAAATAAGAGATAAGAAAAAAGATATAGATATATTATTTGACCGCTTTTGGTCTGAATACCCACGCAAGGAAGCGAAGCAAGCGGCAAAGGCAGAGTTTGAGAAGCTGAAGCCAACGGAGGAATTACTTCTGACCATGCTTGAAGCAATCGAAAAGCAAAAGCAATCCACGCAATGGCAAGAGAGCGGTGGGCAGTACATTCCTCATCCAAGGACATGGCTTCACAATAAACGCTGGGAGGATGAAGTGAGGCAGACCTCTACAAAGGCACCGCCTGTCCAGCAGTACACACAGCGAGATTATTCATCCGAGCAGGATGAAGCCATGCAAAGAATGTTGCAGATGGCGAAGGAGGGCGCATGAAGGTAGTTTGTAGTTCGTGCAAGTACGCAAAGAAAAACAAGGACACATTCTATTGCGTGAAATACGGCACGTTCATATAGAATCCGAGATTCTACTGTGTTGCATTTGAGGGGGAGCGAGATGAGAAAGTACAGGAACAAGATAACGGAACTTGATGGAATTCGGTTTGATAGCCGCAGAGAAGCCACCAGATGGGCAGAATTGCGGTTGTTAGAGAAAGCCGGGGAAATATACGATCTCCAACGACAGGTGGCGTTTGTATTGATTCCTGCCCAGAAAAACCTGCAAGGCAAGGTTATTGAACGGGAAGCAAAGTATTTGGCCGATTTCACGTATCGAAGACCAGAAACCGGGCGGCTTGTTGTAGAGGATGTAAAGAGCGAAGCAACGAAAACGCCGCTGTACAAATTGAAAAAGAAAATCATGTTATACAGACACGGAATTCAAATACAGGAGGTATGAGCAATGAATAGTCTTCATATTATTGGAAATCTCACTCGTGACCCGGAACTGAGAACCACTACGGACGGAAAGAGCGTTTGCAACTTCGATGTTGCTGTTAACCGCAAGAGGAAGGTTGCAAACCAGCCGGATGCAGATTATTTCCGGGTTTCTGCATGGAATCAGATGGGCGAAAACTGCGCCAAGTATCTCGCAAAGGGCAGGAAGGTCAGCGTGGTCGGACAGATAAGTGCCAGAGCGTACAAAACGCAGAATGGCGAAATAAGAGCCAGCATGGAGGTGCTGGCGCAGGAAGTTGAATTCCTTTCTCCAAGGAATGATAACGTTGATTCTCAGAGCGGCTATGAAAAGGTTGATGTGGATGTTCCGTATTGATGGTGGCTGTAATGGCAGGGAGCAGAAATAAAAAAGTGATTAGCGATTTCTACTGCATCAATTGCGGAAAAATGGTCATCCCGGTGTGGAGAAAGAAAGCGCATCTGCGTGAGCCGGGACACCGCAAGGCATTATATTGCGTGAATTGCAAGCAGATCGTCAATCACATTGAGATTAGAACCGGGGAAGAAGCAGTAAAGTTCCACAATGATTTTGCCGCTGGGAAGTATAGAGAAGAAGCCAAGAAATCAATCAAGTATGTAAAAGAGAAGGAGAAACGGGAGGATGAAAACCTTTAACAAACAAATAGCAGAAGTCGCGGAATGGATTGAATATCCGGAGTGCCTTGCATATGACGGAGCATATTCTGATAGTCACATTGTTTGTTCTTCCTGTAAGCACGTTTTTAGCACTATAGACAATTGCACAGAAGAATTTGACTATTGTCCGCATTGCGGTGCAAAGATGAAGCAGGAAGGTAGGTGAAGTGAATGATTCAGATTGATATCAAAATGCCGAATTGTTGTTACGATTGCCCGTTTTCCGATGACAGCGGAGATTATCCGTATTGTTGGGTGCTACATCAGAACAGAGGGTATTCGTTCGATAGACGAACAAAACGGTTTCCAAATTGCCCTCTAAAAGAGGTCGATAATAGTCAGTACGAAGAGGAAATGTCCAAACGGAAGAAGATGTGCAAAGCGTTATTTAATCGTTGCCGTGCCGTTGGAAGTGCAGGAGGAATGATGTGTGCATGGTGTGGTATGCGAGAAGAATGCGAATCGGAACATACGATATGATGGAAGGTCGGTGAAGTGAATGGACAGGGAGAAGGTTGAGAAAGGGTTAAGAATTTGCACATCAAAAGAGCCTTGTAATGGATGCCCGTATTTGAATGAACGAAACTGTAGCCTGTCAATGGTGGCAGATGCTCTTGCTCTGCTTGAAGATCAGGAAATAGGTCACTGGATATTGTTGGAAAACTGTTCTAATTCTGGTGTTTATTGTTCAAAATGTAATACGAAAGTGTTTGATAGTTACCCGTTCAAAAAGAAATTTTCATACTTCTGCCCTCATTGTGGGACAAGGATGGAAGGCGAAGTAGAAAGGCGGTGAAGCGAAATGCCTGATATTGACAGGCTCATCGAAGCATGGAAAATTTTTCGTGACAGCAATCCGTACGAAATCTGTAACGGCAGGGAGTTCAGGGCGATAAAGGAACCTGAATACTGCATGGGTCAGATGATCGAGGATACCCTTGCTCTGCTGAAAGAGCAGGAAGCGGTTGAACCAAAGACCGGGCATTGGATTTACTTGCAATTTTGTGCAAACGAAGGGGTTTACTGTTCTGAATGCCATACTAAGATGTTCGACAGATATCCGATGAAAAAGAAACTGTCACAGTTCTGCGGTCATTGTGTGGCAAAGATGGAAAAGCAGGTGAAGTGGGAATGAAAAAAGACTTCATTGTCAGACGATCAATAATAATGGTTGAAGGTAAACCGCACGTTGAATTGCAAGGATTGCAAGCACAGACCCAAAGAGCCGAATTTGGAAACTTTTGAGAACGGATTCGATATTGAGTTTCCAGAAGGTAGTAAATGTCCGTGCCAATGTGAATATTATTCATGGTATCCAGAAAATGATTGGTTTTGTGCTAACGGGGAAAGGATAGAAACATGAGCTTGCGGTATGGAATCCCGTCAGTAGACCCGGAAAGACGCATTTGCTACAACTGCCAGCATTTTCTCGTGAATATTGATTCGCATCAAGGATGGGGAGAGTGCGAATTGGCAAAGAACGATGGCTTGTTCCGCAATCACGCAAAAGGACACGTATGGATGGCCAAGCATACAAACAGCAGATATTACACGACTACGGGGTGAAAAACACGATTTAAGGCGGTGAAAGAAGGATGAATGAGGGGAACAGTTTCCGGTTTGATCTATGGTTATACAACGAGATGAAGAAGCGCAATTTGAACACGATGGACATGGAAAGGAAAACAGGGATAAAGCATTGCACTATCAGCAATTATCTGCACAACAAGTGTATGCCGAATATGTATATGCTTGCTCTGATTCTGAAAGCGTTCAATATGCACATGGTATTCGAGCAAGATTAAGGAAGGAGCGAAAACAATGAACAAACTGATACGGGACAAGATGCCCGTTGTGGAACTGTTGGCTGGACTTGCTGAAGAATGCTCAGAACTCGCACAGGCGGCGTTGAAACTGCGCCGGGTATATGACGGCACAAATCCTACGCCCATGAAGGAGGAGGATGCAATTGAGCGTTTTTATGAGGAAATAGCGGATGTGCAGTTGTATCTTGAACAGATTTCTCTTCCGCAGAGCTATATCAATGAAATCATGATGGAAAAGCAAAGAAGATGGGAAAATCGACTTTCTGTGGCAGAAAATGCGTAAATTTCAACATCCTGCCATATATCTGAAGGAAACGGAGGGATAAAATGGAATCGAAAGACCTAATCATGGGTGCTTATGAGATCGCTACCAAGAAGCGGAAGCTGAACCAATCCAAGTGGTCTGCAAAGGCCGGGTTAACGATGAATGGACAGACGGTTCTTCGCATCCTGCAACGGGGTGATTGTAGATTAAGCACCTTCGTTTCCTTGTTGAATGCCGTAGGGTGCGAATTAGAGATAAAGGAGAAGTGAAAATGGATGAGCTGAAAATCGTATATCTTTCCCCGGATGAGTTAACGCCATACGAGAATAATGCCCGGAAGCATACGCCTGTCGATATTGACGGTATCAAAAAGTCGATTCTTGACGTTGGTTTTCTTGATCCCATTGGTATCTGGGGCGATAAGAATCTGATCGTTGAGGGTCACGGTAGGCAGATTGCCGCCAAAGAGCTTCATCTGGATAAAGTGCCGTGCATTCGTCTGGATCAGTTGACAGATGAACAGCGGAGAGAATACACGATTAGACACAATCGTTCTGCTGAAATGTCTGAGTGGAATTTCGATGTTCTGGAAAAAGAGCTTGCCCAGCTCGCCATTGATGGAATCGATATGGGAGATCTGAACTTCAGCTTCGACTTTGGCGATGATGAGCCGAAATCAAATGAAGGTGATGGATTCTATACAGATGCCGTGAACCTTCCGCAGTATGAGCCTGTAGGCGATTGCCCGGAAATTGCCGATCTGATCGATATTGAGAAATATAACGAGCTGTATAAAAAGATCGAGGATTCCGATATTGATTATGAGATAAAGCAATTCCTGTATTATGCCGCCGCAAGGCATATCGGATTCAACTACAAAGTGATTGCCAATTTCTATGCACATCAGCCAAAGGAAATACAGGAGTTGATGGAAGACTCTGCACTTGTTCTGATAGATCTGAACGATGCGATCCGCAACGGATACGCTGAACTGAGCGAACGTCTGGATGAGATCGAGGAGATTGATGATGAAGAGGAATGATTTTGCGGTTCTGATCCTCTCCCACGGCAGAGCTAATCGTGTGATCACGGTAGACACGCTCAGACGATGTGGATACACCGGGGACATATATATCATTATCGATGATATGGATGCTGATGAGGACGAATACAGGAAGCGTTACGGCGATAAGGTGATCATGTTCAACAAGAAAGCTGAAGCCGAACGTTCGGATGTGATGGACATGGACGATGATATGCGGATCGTACTGTATGCCAGAAATTCCTGCCATCGCATCGCCAAAGAGCTGGGTCTGACGTACTTCCTTGAGCTGGACGATGATTATAACGAGTTTCGCTTCCGCAAAGAGGTCGAAAAAGGCGTATTGACCAGTACGCATATGAGCCATCTGGATATGGTATTCGATGCGTTCATTGATTTCCTCGAAGTCAGCGGTGCGGTAACGGTAGCGTTTGCGCAGTCCGGGGACTTCATCGGTGGTACTGGGTCGAATGTCTGGAAGAAACAGATCGCCAGAAAGGCAATGAACGCTTTCTTCTGTAAGACGGATCGACCTTTTCAGTTCCTTGGCCGTATAAACGAGGACGTGAACGCATATACGCTTCTCGGTAGCCGGGGAGAGTTGTTCTTCACTGTAGCCAGAGCAACGCTGAATCAGACCACTACACAGCAGAATGAGAAGGGTCTGACAGATGTGTATCTGAAGTACGGAACGTATGTAAAGTCATTTTACACGGTAATGGCTATGCCGAGTGCCGCAAGAGTGCAGATGCTGAATACACAGCACAAGAGAATGCACCACAAAATCCTCTGGGATCGCTGTACTCCCATGATTATCAGTGACAGGTACAAGAAAACATGAAAGGAGTGACCTGCCATCGGTAAGAAGGTAGATTGGAACGCCATCCGAGCTGAGTATATCGGTGGCGGGATCAGCCAAAGGAAGCTTGCTGAAAAGCACGGTGTTTCTGCTCAAGCCTTGATGCAAAAGGCGAACAAGGAACACTGGAAGCAGGATAGGGACAAAGCAGTAAGCAAAGCCGTAGCAAGGACTCAGCAAAAAACAGCAGAGTCGATTTCTGATAATGCGGCGATCGCCCAGAGGATAAAAGCGAAGCTGTTAAGGAAGCTGGAGAAGGAAATCGATGCCCTTCCAGATTCTATGGGAAGTGAAACACGGCAAACGGTTCTGGAGAATGAGTACCTTTACAATGATAAGGGAAAACCTATTGGAACAAAGCCATCAAAGGTGAAGGAAGCAACGAAGGCTTTCAAGCTGAGAGATCTGACAGCGGCGTACAAAGATCTGACGGATGATATGAATCTGAACAGTAGCAATGAGCAAGTGAGGATTGTGATCGATGTCTGATGTAAGGCTTTCTGAAGTGATTGGCAGTGCCTTTTATGATCTGGCACACGATGTATTTCAGCACGGTCATACGCACTACGATCTGTCTGGCGGTCGTGGCTCGCTGAAATCCTCTTGCATCTCGCTTCTTGTCCCTATCCTACTGATTCAGAATCCATCGTATCATGCGTGTGTTTTCCGCAAGGTAGGCAATACGATCCGGGACAGCGTTTTTCAGCAGTACATATGGGCGATTGATAAGCTCGGTATGGCAGAGTATTGGGAGAGCCATACATCTCCACCGGAATTGATATATAAACCGACAGGCCAGCGGATACTTTTCCGTGGAGCAGATGACCCAATGAAGCTGAAATCCATCAAGGCACCATTTGGGTACATTGCCATTACTCATTTTGAGGAAAAGGATCAGTTTGCTGGCCGGAAGGAAATCCGAAGCATTCTTGAATCAACGATGCGTGGCGGTGAAACCTTCTGGAATTTTGAGAGCTACAACCCACCGATCACTCGTGATAATTGGGCAAACCTCGACAGCTTGGAAATACGGGAAGACAGGCTTTGCCACAAAAGCACGTATCTTGAAGCACCGAGAGAATGGTTGGGGGAACAGTTCCTTGCTGAAGCAGAGCATCTGAAGCAGACAAACGAAAGAGAATATCGACATGAATACCTTGGCGAAGCGGTAGGAAGCGGCGGCGAGGTGTTTGAGAACCTTGAAATAAGGCAAATCACGGACGAAGAAATCAGCCGTTTCGATCATATATACAACGGGGTCGATTGGGGATGGTATCCAGATCCGTGGGCATTCAACCGTGTGCATTATGATGCCGCAAGGCAGACATTGTATATCTTCGATGAAGCAAGGGGGAACAAGATGTACAATGACGTAACGGCTGAACTGCTGAAAAAGAAGGGCATGACCAGCCAAGACCTTATAACCGCAGATAGTGCCGAGCAAAAGAGCGTGGCAGATTATAACAAATACGGTTTGCGGTGCGTAGGTGCGATCAAAGGTCAAGGGAGTGTTGAAGCTGGGTTGAAATGGCTTCAGAGCAGAGCAAAGATCGTTATTGACCCGGTTCGTTGCATGAAAACAGCAACGGAGTTCACCTCTTACGAGTATGAGCGCACGAAGGATGGGGATATAATCAGCGGATACCCGGACAAGAACAACCACAACATTGATGCGGTGCGGTACGCATTAGAAAGAGTGTGGCGTGTGCCGGGTGAAACTGTTTATAAAAAATATATTTCACCATTCGGAGGGCATTAGGATGCCAACGGAAGCGGAACTTGAGGAAATGGTCACAAAACATATTGACGGAGAAAAGGCGGTGGAAGAAAGTGAAGACATTTCAAGATTTCCAGATTGCACAGCAGGAAAACAGGCTGATTGATTTCATTGTACAAGCAATCAATGAGTACAAATCAAGCTCGGTATACAAGATTGCGCTGGATGCGGACGAATACGAAGCAGAGCGCAATAGCACTATCATGCAGTATGTGAAAAAGCTGTTTACGATGGATGGTAGAAAAGTACCGGATTTCACCAGCGGCAATAACCGCATTGCCAGCAACTTCCTTCATCGGCTTGTCACCCAGCGTGTTTCCTATTCGCTGGGAAATGGTGTTTCCTTCGCCAACGCCGAACAGGTTACCAAGAACAATAGAACAATGACGGTTGACACTACAAAGGAAATGCTTGGAAAGGACTTCGACACCGTTCTGTATGATGCGGCATACTTTGCCCGTATCCACCGGAACAGTTATGTGTTATGGAACCTTGACCATATTGATTTCTTCAAGATGACGGAATTCCTGCCGCTGTTCGATGAATATGATGGCAGTTTGAAAGCCGGGTTCCGTTTCTGGTCTTTGGATTGGAATAATAAGCCTGTTACCGTTGTTGTGTATGAGAAGGACGGGTATACAAAATATCGCACCAAGAAAGGGAGCAATGGCCTTGACCTTGAGATGTTTGAGGAAAAGCGTGGGTACAAGGCTGAGATTGCCCATAACGAAGTAGACCCGGACGTTATCATCGGATACTCAAATTACAGCGATATTCCGATTGTTCCTCTTTGGGGGAGCAAGCATCAGCAGAGCGACCTTGTGGGCATGAGGGCGAAGATTGACGCATACGACATGATCAAGAGCGGCTTTGCCAACGATCTCGAAGAATGTGCGGAAATCTATTGGATTGTCAGCAATGCAATGGGCGAGAATGATGAAAGCCTTGCAAAGTTCCGGGATCGCATTAAGCTCAACCATGTTGCCGTTGTAGATACGCAGAATAGCGCAGTAACACCGTACACGCAGGAAATCCCTGTAACTGCCCGTGAGTCCCTGCTCAAGAGCCTTCGTGAACAAATATACGAGGATTATGGTGCGCTGGATGTTCATACCGTGGCGGCAGGGGCGACCAACGACCATATTGATGCCGCATACCAGCCGCTGGACGAGGAAGCGGATGATTTCGAGTATCAGCTCATCAAGTGCATCCGGGGTATTCTGAACATCATCGGTGTGGATGATATGCCGATTTTCAAGCGTAACCGGGTAAGCAACCAGAAGGAAAAAACGGAAATGGTTCTGCTTGCGGCTAATTATCTGGATGATGAAACGATCCTCAAGAATATTCCGTTCATTACCGTGGATGAAGTGCCGGATATCCTTGCCCGGAAAGATCGGACGGATTATGACGCAATGACAACGGAGGAGTAATCAATGAACTTCGGTGAAAGGATTGCCAACAGACAACTGCAAAAGGTAGGCCGCAAGCTCCGGGCATCCTATCGCACCGCACAGAAAGAGTTGGAAGAAACACTTGCGGATTTCAATAAGCGTTTCAAAGAAAAGGATCGCCAAAAACGTGCTTTGAAAGCGGCTGGAAAAATTTCAAAACAGGAATACAAGAATTGGCTTTCCGGGCAAGTCTTTATTCGTGGACAATGGGAGAAAAAGCTGAAAAGTGTATGTCGTGTTCTTCACGAATACAACGTACAGGCTGGGAAAATGATCCATGAGGGGAAGATTGATGTCTTTGCCGAAAATTATAATTATTCTGCTTTCGTTGCTGAACAAAAGACGGGCATCAGCTTTGATATTTACAACACGGAAGCGGTTACCCGGCTGATTAAAGAAGAACCACAGGTTCTCCCGGAATGGAAGGTTGACGAAGAAAAAGACTATAAATGGAACCGGAAGAAGGTTCAGAACGCCGTTACTCAAGGCATCATTCAAGGTGACAGTATAGAAGACATTACGGCACGGCTTTGCCGTGATCTGGTTACAACGAATGAGAATAAAATGCGTTTGTTTGCCCGGACGGCTATGACGGGAGCGCAGAACGCCGGAAGACAAAAGCACATGGAACAGGCGGCAAAGAAGGGCATCCGGCAGAATAAACGCTGGGTCGCAACGCTTGATTCAAGAACCCGTGATGCTCACCGGGAATTGGATGGGCAGGAAGTGCCGTATGACAAGCCGTTTAAAATAGACGGCGAAGAAATCATGTTCCCCGGTGATCCTTCGGCACCCCCTGCTCTTTCGTATAACTGCCGTTGCCGTCATGTTACAATCTACCCGGATTATGAGGATTATTCAAAGCGTGATTGGCGTGAGGATGAAATCATTGACGGGCAGAGCTACGAGGAATGGAAGAAGGGCAAGAAAGCCAAGAAGCAACAAAGTAACAATCAATCAATAACAGAAAGCACAAATGCCCCAATTGTTGAAAATCGTGATGGAAAATATTATATTGTTTCAGATGCTCCAGAAGGAATAATTATGGTTGGGACAGAAGGAGTTCTTGATAAGACAGTTGAAAAGATTGAATTTGGAGAGTTGTTTAATGAAACACAGGTGATAGAAACAGCAAAGACGTTAGATAAATTGCAAAATGAGTATCCGCTTGATAAACCGTTGCAATTTGTCGGTGATATGCGTATTGATCAAAACCTTCCTCACGATATTGATATTTTGGATTTGCAATACGAATATCCAAAATATAGTGGTTTTGCCGCACGATATGTGGCTACGGAGGACGGTGCCGGGAAGATATGGGTCGCAAGTGAAAGCCTTAACACAGAAAGCCTTGAAAATGAATTTGACTTGCGACATCAGCTTCGAAAGAAGTATATGGACGCAAATGGTATGTTATCAGAGAAAAATGCGTTTGATCTTGTTTCCGATACGATTGAGGGAACTATTTTCCATGAGTATTGTCATGTGCTACAAGACAGATATTTGTCGGCGGCAAAGGGAAGCTCGAATGATGTTCTTACAGATTGTTTTAACGAATTGTATATGTATCTTAATAGCAATAAAGAAAAAGTGTTGCAGATTTCAAGCTACGCTACGAAACATCCTTTTGAAATGCTGTCAGAAGCCTTTGTGCAGATGCGTGACACAAAGCACGAGGATACAATTGCTGTAAGAACAGCAAAAGAGATCTGGAATATTTTTGAAAAGTATACAAAAAAGAGGTGAATGAGTGTGACACCGTTTTTCACGGAAGAAGAGAAAAAATGGATTGTTGTAGATTTGTCAAAAGAATATACGATTACGTACAAGGAAGACACGCCGCCACAGATAAAAAAATCAATAATAAAAAAAATCGAAAATGACAAAAAATGGTTGAGGGAAACCTTTGGCCATGATGTTGAATGAAAGTATGCCAAGCATAGAATAAGCGTTAAGAAATGTGTGAATCGGAGGGAAAAAAGTGGGCGCAAGGTTTATAAGCCACAAAAAAGAAGTTATTGCGGCAGTTGACGAAGCCATTGACCGTGCGCTTGAGATATGCGGCGGCACGGCTGAAAGACACGCCGTTGATAACATCGAACGCAATCATTCCGTCAGATCAAGCACGCTTGTTAACAGTATTACGCATGAAAAACGTGACAAAGATACGGTGGCCGTTGGAACCGATGTCTATTATGCGCCGTTCGTTGAGTTAGGACACCACCAGCAACCGGGAAGGTACGTTCCTGCAATCAAGAAACGGCTGAAAGCATCATTTGTACCCGGAAAGCCGTATCTTCGTCCAGCAGTTGAAGATCACAAGGCTGAATATGAGAAAATATTTCAGACCGAACTCAAGAAATAACAAAGAGCAATGATTGGGATGTGCAAAGTGCACATTCCTCTTATTATGCCGAAAATTTCAACATCCTGCCAAAGACAACACCCCTTTATGCTTGTAGAATTTACGGTAGAGCAAAGTATCGCTCAAAAATCTCCGTAGTGCGAAGTAATGCACCGAAGTAATGGGAGGAATATTGATGGCTACAGCATCGTTTGGCAGGAAATGGCTTGCCGGGATTATCCGTAATGAAGACCTTTCCCCGGAGGAAAAGGAACAGCAGATCATGGATGGTCATATTGCTGTCACAGACAGCATCAAAGATGACCGGGACAAGTGGAAGGCCGAAGCAGACAAAGCCGCCGATCTCCAGAAGCAGTTGGACAGCATCAATGGCGGCGAGGATTGGAAGAAGAAGTACGAAGACGAACACAACGCCTTTGAAGACTTCAAGAAACAGACCGCCAATGAAGCTGAAACCGCCAAAGTACAGGCGGCTTACAGGAAACTGCTTGCTGATGAAGGTATCAGCGAAAAACGGCTGGACAAAATTCTCAAATTGTCCGATCTGTCCAAGGTCAAGCTGGATAAGGACGGCAACATCACCAACGCTGACGAGCTGAAAAAGACCATCAACGATGATTGGGGAGAGTTCAAAACAACCGTTACAACGCAGGGTGCTAAGATTGATAATCCACCCACCGTGAATAACGGCAAACGCTCGATGGAAGAAATCTATGCGAAGGATGAACACGGGCGTTACAAGCTCTCCACCGAAGAACGGCAGAAAGCAATTGCCGAAAACTTAGCGAAAGGATGATTGAGAAATGGCAACTAACGTTGAAACCCTTACCAATCCCCGTGATAATCTGCCCAACAGCTACGGCACGGGAAGTACTGCTGTCACGGCTCGTGAGCTGGATTTCGTAACCCGATTCACTGAGAACTGGGATGCTCTGCGCCGGATTCTGGGCATTGTGCGTCCGATCCGCAAGACCCCCGGAACTAAGCTGACTTCCTATAACGCTGGGGTTGCGCTGGCAAGCGGTAGTGTTAATCCCGGATGCGTCATTCCCTACAGCAAGGCCACTATCACCGAGGCGGCAAAGGCTGATCTCACTATTGAGAAGTACGCAAAGGCTGTTCCCATCGAAGATGTGGAGAAGTACGGTGCGGCCATCGCTATCGAAAAGAGCGATGATGCGTTCCTTACCAGCCTTCAGAACAACGTGCTGGGTCGGTTCTATACCTTCCTCAACACGGGTTCTCTGACCGGAACTGCCGCCACTTGGCAGGCCGCTCTTGCCAAGGCGCAGGGTGAAGTTCTTAACAAGTTCGCTACTATGCAGAAGGATGTCACCGCCATTGTTGGCTTTGCCAACATTCTGGATGCGTATGACTATCTGGGACAGGCGAATATCAGTGTGCAGACTCAGTTCGGTCTGACCTACGTTGAGAACTTCCTTGGGTACTCCACGCTGTTCCTGCTCCCGGCGAACTTCATCGCCCGTAACAAGGTCATTGCGACCCCGGTTGAGAACATCGACCTGTATTACATCGATCCTGCTGACAGCGAGTTTGCCCGTCTGGGTCTGGTTTACACAGTTCGTGGTGAAACCAACCTCATCGGCTTCCATGCGCAGGGCAACTACAACACCGCCGTGGGCGAGAGCTTTGCTCTGATGGGTATGACCCTGTGGGCAGAATACCTTGATGGTATCGCCAACATCACCGTTGGTGCAAGCACCCCGTCTACCCCGGAGGGTTAAACGATGAAATACGTGGCGGCAATGGATTTCCGTGATTTACAGGATGAACGGTTCCTGTATCACAAAGGGGATGAATATCCCCGTAAAGGATTCTCCGTCACCGAGAACCGCATCAACCAGCTTTTGACGGGCAAAAACCCCTCAAAAATGCGCTTGATTGAAGCGGTAGAGGAAAAACCAGTGCAGACGGCAGAAACGCCGAAAAAGGCCGTAAAAAGCCGCAAGAAAACCGCTTAAGAAAGGAGGGGGATCATGCTTCAGCAAGTTTGTGAGTACATCCACAATTATTTCATCAATGCGTACCATACGGGAACGTTTGAAATTGCTGACGGTATGATTCCCCTTCAGTTCTTGGATGGTCAAAGGTTTCTGATTATCGGCTCTGTGCTGAATGACGGTGTGTACACGTACCATGAAGATGGAATCAGGAGTGACGATGACACCGATTTAGAGGTGGGACTTGCGCCGGAATCGTTTACGGGAACGATTTGCGCTCTTGCTGTTCCTCCTGCGGTGATTGCGCTGGCGCAGGAGATCAAAGCGTGGGTGGATGAAAACGGTGAAAAAGTCAATTCTCCGCTTCAGAGCGAAAGCGTTCTGGGAGTGTACTCATATACCAAGGCGCAGGGCGGCACGGGTGCTGGCGGCAGTATAACGTGGCAGGATGTGTTTGGAACACGCCTTAACCGCTGGAGGAAGGTGAGCTTTTGAACATCCTGTATCAGATGATGGAACCATGTAGGATTATGAACTATATCCGGCGAGATGATCCTTACGGTGGGTACGAGAAGAAAGAATGGGAAGAAGGAGTCACGTTCGATGCGGCAATTGCTAAAGATTCAAGTACGGAAGCGGTTGTTGCACAGCAAGAGGGCGTGAGCGAAATATTCACCGTTGTAACGAAGAAGAACTTTTCGCTTTCCTACCATGAAGTCTTCAAGCGTCTTTCAGACGGAGCAATCTTCCGGGTTACAAGCAATAGCAAGGATTCTGAAGCACACCCGGCCAGCACGATCCCAATTGCCAAGGTAACCGCTGAAAGGTGGGAACTCACATGAGGGAAACCGCAAAGGCTTTGAAAACCTTTTTCAGCGGATTCGGATTGCCAGCGTATTCAGAAACCAGCGTTCCAGACGATCTGGAACTTCCCTATATCACGTATCCGATACGTGAACCGGAGTGGCGAGAAAAGGCCACGTTTTACTGCATTTTATGGTGCAGAACAAAGGGGTATGCGGAAGCCTTGGAAAAAGTCGACCAGATTATGGCGGCTATTGGAGAAGGCGTAGAGCTTGATATAGATGGTGGGTATGTATATCTGTATCTTGAAAATCCTCAGTTTGAAGAGAGAGAGGATACAGAGAACGATACAAAGGCATTATACATCAATATGAGCATGAACGCATATCACATTGCAGGAATATAAGAAAGGAGAACAATCATATGGGCGCACCGGGAATGACATCCCCCATTCGCTCTGAAGCGTTTAAAAACCTTCAGCTGAATGCCGGGATTTTCCTTGTGGATTTCGATCATTCTGCTATCGCTGATGCGGCGGCACTTAAGGCGGCAATCAAGACCGCTGTTAGCGGTGGTGCAAATATCCTCGGTGTTACACGGGGCGGCGGTTCTTTCAACGTTACCCGTGACACCAGAACGCCGGAAGTGGATGGAATGCGCTACCCGTTCAAAGGTGCGGACTTCGTTGATTCCGCTGAAGCGTATCTTTCCGGTACTTTGCTCGAAGTAAACCCGGAAAATTTCAAGCGTTTGCTTGGTACGGGTGATTCCGTAACAGAAGGGCAGAAAACAACTGTCACCATGCGCACGGCTATTGACCCGGATACGGATTACATCGACAGCCTGTGCTGGGTCGGTGACCTTGCGGACGGTCGGCTCGTGCTGATCGAGCTGGACAACGCTTTTAATACGGCAGACTTCAGCCTTACTTTCACTGATAAGGGTGAAGGCACGATGCCCTTTGAGTTCCACGCACGACAGGAAGATGTCATGGATTATGACAATGCTCCGTTCAGAGTGATCTTCTTTAACAAAGCGAGTGCTGGAACCACGCCAAGTGAAGGAACCACGCCAAGTGAAGGAACCACGCCAAGTGAAGGAACCACGCCGTAAAAAGATGGCAAGCAACCTATAACAAAGGGGATGGGGGATTGTCCCCGTCCCCGTGTTTTTTTGTAAGGAGGACAAAAAGACATGAAGATTTCTGAAATGAACAATGACCAAGCAATGGAAGCGGTTATCCGTATTTCCACGCCCATCAGCAACCTTTGTGATGACCCGGAAATGATGGAGCTGATGGATGATTTGCAGAAGCTCGGCGATATGTCGCTGTTTGATGCAATCGGCAAAATGCTTCCACGCATCGTGGCGTATGCCTTGAAAAAGCATAAAAACGATCTGTATGAAATCATCGGCGCATTGCAGATGGTTCCTATGGCACAGGTTGGGAAAATGAACTTTGCGGAAACAATCAAAATGCTTCGTGAAAGCTACGATGATGTTCTCGCTGGTTTTTTTACGGATTCCGTGCGTTCGATAAAAGACAAAGGCAAGAAGCAATCGCAATCGTTGTAAAGTACGGATGGCACGGCTTTGGTGCGTATACGGCACTATTGGCACAGCGGTTTGAAGAACTGTATTGGCAGGAATATATGGCGACTCATTTATGGTATTTGGTGAGCGCAACGTATGCGATTGGCGGCAAAGATCTTCAGACTCCGTTTTACCCGGAAATCATTCATAAACAGCCGCCAGAAGACCCGAAGAAGGTCAAAGAACGTGTGATCCAGCTTTTCAGTTAAGGGTGGTGAGAAAGTGACAGCAGGTGAATTTGTATATCTGATTAAAGCAGATCGAAGTGAACTGAATAGTGCGCTTGATTCGTCTGAAAAGGGCGTTAAAAAGTGGGGAAGCAAACTTTCCTCATGGTCTGTTGCAAAAGGGCAGTTGATCGCCGATTTTGCAAAGAAAGCTGTCACATCGGTTGGAAGAATCGCCAAGGATGCAATGAGCAAAACGATGGACGCATATTCCACGTTTGAACAGCTCGAAGGCGGCACGAAGCTCATGTTCGGTGAAGCGTATGACTTTGTGATGAAGAAATCATCCGAAGCATACAAAAATGTCCAGATGTCGCAGAATGAATATCTGGAACAGGCGAATGCTTTTGCGACAGGCTTGAAAACATCACTGAAAGGGGACGCACAGGCGGCGGCAGATCTTGCTGACAGGATAATTACAGCGCAAGCGGATGTTGTAGCCGCAACGGGTGCATCACAGGAAGCTGTCGCTCACGCATTTACGGGTTTGATGCGCAATAATTTCACGATGCTTGATAACCTTCAGTTGGGTATCGTGCCTACAAAAGAGGGATTCAATGATCTAATCAAAACCGTCAACAATTGGAATAAAGCCAACGGAAAGGCAACCAAGTACCAGCTCGGCAACCTTGCGGATATGCAATCTGCGCTGATTGATTATATCGAAATGCAGGGCATGGCTGGTTATGCAGGGAAGGAAGCCGCTGATACAATTCAAGGTACTATGGCAAGCACGAAGGCGGCTTGGAAAGACTTGCTTGTTGCCTTTGGAAGCGGTCAGAATGTAAAACAGGCAACAAAAAACCTTGCTGAAAGCGTCAAAAAGATGCTCAAGAATATGTTGCCTGTATTCAAGAACGCATTGAGCGGAATTGGTGATTTTATAAAAGGTCTGATCCCGGAACTTGTAAATGGCATGGGTCGGCTTTCTGAAAAACTGAAGAATTCGGACAATCCGATTGTGCAGTTTATCGGCAAAGGCGTTGAGGTTGCGAAGGATGCAATCAACGGATTGTCGATGCTCATAAACGATTTTCCCGGCACAATTCAGAAGCTCAAGGATTCCGATTCTCCTGTATTGCAAATGATAGGGAACGGACTTGATACAGTTCAGAAAGTGCTGGCGTGGATCGAAGAACACCAGACAGAGGTTGTAACAGCAATAGGTGCTGTTATTGCGGCTTTCGAGGTAGGGAAGATTGCTTCTTTCGTTTCGAACTTGAATCCTGTTTCGCTTACTCTTGCATTACTTGCGGCTGGAGCGTTCTTGCTTGTTACAAATTGGGAAACTGTAAAAGCAACCCTTGTTAAAATCTGGGAAGATATAAAGATAGCGGCAGAATTTGCGTGGGATGTCATTTCAAAATGGTGGGAAGAATCCGTTGCAGAACCTATTGAAGCGGCATGGGGAACAATTTCTGCGTGGTTTGATACCAACGTATTTAAGCCTATTGCGGAATTTTTTGAATCCATGTGGGCATCACTGTCCATCCTTTGGAATGATCCTCTTGGATTGATAACAGCCGCATGGAACGCAATAGCGTCTTGGTTTGATGAAAACGTATGGCAACCTATAAAAGAATTCTTTTCTCCTGTCTTGGAAGCTATTAAGCAACTATGGGAAGGGGTTAAAAGTAAAGTTGAACAAGCATGGAACAATGTTAAAACTGTCCTTAAACCTATCATTGATCCCATAAAAGAGATGTTTAACGGCGTAAAAGATGCTGTTCAAGGGATCATTGATACGGTCGGTAGTGTAATTGAAAAAATACAAGAATTCCTTGGGTTTAACGGAAAAACCGTAAGCCTTGGAGTGAATATTAATAAAAATACAGTTTCAGACACAACAGATGCAGATGGCACCAGAACAATTACATACGATGATGGTTCTTTTGTTAGCGAAACGGCTGAAGGAGGACAGAGTGGCGGTAGGGGGGTTGGAAAAGGGGTATGGGATGTACCTTACGACAATTTTCCTGCTTTGCTCCATCGTGATGAAATGGTTCTTACGAAGTCACAGGCAAGGAAGTACAGGGATGGTGAAGGAGCTTACAACATCGGTGCGGACATTGGCGCAGAAATCCGGGCGGCAATGGGCAGGATCAATGTCCTGCTTAACGGTGAGAAGGTTGGCGACCTTACCACACGCCGGATTGATAAGAACATCACGGCAAGCAGTTATTCCAGATTAAGGGCAATGGGGGGTTAACGCATGAGCTTTGCGATAT